AAACGTTCCATGCTAATAGTGCTTTCAATAAAGATATTGGAAAATGGGACACTAGCAGCGTGACTAATATGTACAGAACTTTTAGATATACAACGGCATTTAATAATGGTGGGCAACCAATGAATACAAGATCTGTAACAGTCGGCACAGGAGCCACTGCTAGAACCTACAACGCGTGGGATGTAAGTAGCGTAACTGCTTTTGAAAACGGTCCTTTTGAAAATAATCAAGCATTTAATCAAGATGTAAGTAATTGGGATGTTAGTAATGCTGCTAATGGTCTTGTAAGAGGTTTTGAAAACGCTCAAGTATTTGACCATTATCTACCTTGGGATTTAAACACATCTGCTAATCCACCTAGTACATACTACTTGTATAATATGTTTAATAACTCTGGTATGAGTACAAACAATTATACTGATACAATAGTTTATTGGGCTAATTTTGTTAAAAATCAAACGCCAAACGCTCCTTTAAGCGTTAATATGAATGTACAGGCTCAAATGACTTTTGACTCAAGTAGATCTGGTGGGACTAATTTTGCTAATGCTTGGGAAGCTAGATCTTACTTGACTAACACTGTTGCTAATGGTGGTGCTGGTTGGTCAATATCTAGTGACACTATATTGCCTCTACTAGTTCCTAGTACAAGTTCTTTATCATTTAATGGTAATAGTGGATATATTAATAGCTATGGAAGTTCTTCGTTAAATTTAACAAGTGCTTTAACTGTTTCTATGTACATCAAGATTGAAGATGAAACAAATTCAGGATATAGAGGTTTATTTACTAAAGGAGAAATAACCACAGCTGGATTTGGTAGTTATTCTGCTGCTGTTATAAACGCTCAGAATAACATAAGATTTTATTTAAACTCTGGAGGCCCAAGCGCTACACCTATAAATATAACTACTACTTCTGGCTTATTATTTGATCGATGGTATCATGTTTGTTTTACTTATGATGGGTCTTTATCTTCTAATAAAGCAAAAACCTATATAGATGGAGTAAATCAAAGTGTAAGCTCATCAGGAACAATACCTAGTTCTTTGTATTCTAACACTAGCAGTAATTTTCACATAGGAGCTTATTATAGCACAAGTTTACTTTTTGAAGGAAGCATTGATGAGGTAATGATTTGGGATAATGTAATATCAGTAGCCAACATACAAACTCTCGCCAATGCTGTGGGATCAGGTAATGTAACAAATCCAGAACAATTATCAACAGGGCTCCAACTATGGAACCGAATGGGAGATTAAAAAAAATAATAAATGGCAGAATATATAAATCCACAATGGCGTCTACCTAATGAAAAGACAGGAAATAACAGTAATTATTCTATGGATTTTACCATGGGAACTGGTGTAAATTTTGGATCTTTATCTAACATACTTGGAAATGGAATTATAACTTATAATACTAGTTACTCTGTTTGGATAAAACCTGATTTCTCTTATGATACCAACACATACCAAACTTTCTTTGGTAACTTCGCCAGTGGCAATAATGTACTACTACTTTATTATGCACATGATATTAACGCTTTTAAATTCGCAGTAGGAGATGGTTCTGGTCACAATTTTGTAAGCAGCCAAGCCTTTACATCTGATCAAGAGTTAGGTAAAGGAGAATGGCAACATCATTGCGTTAGTTTTGACACTGTAAACAATAATGCGTATTATTATATAGACAATGTGCAAGTAAACACATCCACTGGTTTATCTAGAAAAATAGCAACTAATCAAAATTTTTATATTGGTAAAAAGTGGGATCTTACATCAGGCGGTTTTACAGGTGAAATTAGTCAAGGTTGTATATTCAAATACGCTCTTCCACCAACTGGATCAAACTCTGTAGCAGCTCTTTGGAATGGTGGTAATCCTGGCAACCCAATGGCTTTGTCTAGTCCACCTGTGGCTTATTACCCACTTGGTAATTCAGCTCATATGGGATCTAATTACCTAACGCCAAACGGTGCTCTTCAAGATTATGTTTTTTATTTTAATGGGGGTGATGATTATATAAATTCAGGAAGTACTTCTTACTTAAACGGATTATCTAATTTCACTTTTTCCTCTTGGGTAAATATATCATCATTCGGGGGGTATGATGTAATAGCAGGTGACTGGTCATATTCAGCAACAGCTTCTTTAAATAAAGGTCATTTTATAGCTGCTATTGGCACAAATAATGGAAGTGCTGCAAAAATAAGAATATTTATTAAAAATGCAGGAGCTGATCCCGGTAGTAGTATAATTACTACAGACGATTACATTTTAAATACTGGTAAATGGTATCACGTTTTATTTACTTATAATAGTGGAACTGGTGGTGTATATGTTAACGGGGTTCCTTATGCAGTTACAAGTTATGGTACAATACCAACATCACTTACAAGTGAAAACAGTGATTTCATTATTGGTAAATGGCAAAATGTTGGTGGAAGATTTTTTCCTGGCTATATTTCAAACGTTCAAATATTTAACACAGCATTAACAGATGGAACAGGCGGAACAGTAAACCAAATAGAAACTCTTTATAACTACGGCTCACCAATACAAACTTTAGCTAATATACCTCAAAACTCTAATCTAAAAGCTTGGTATAAACTTGATGCAAGTGAGATTTATAATAATTCAACTGCAAATTGGGAGGTTAACAATGCTTTAAGTTCTTATAATGATTCTTTACTTGTAGATAACCCATTTGGAATTACAAGCCTCAACGGTATTACAATGGGTTCTTATAGTGATACTGCTGGATTAAGCGCTGTTAGCTGGTCATTATGGGTTAATTTAAAAACATTAAATTCAGCATCTGGATATTCAACATTAATTAATGGTAATTCTTTTTTACTTTTTACAAACGCTAGTAATGGTGGCTCTAGCTGGTTATCACGTTTTGTAACAGTTAATGGAAATATTAACAATACTTTCACTCTTTCAACTGCGTTGCAAAGTCAAGGGTGGGTTAACATTATAGCAACTTATGATGGTGCTAATACAAAATTCTACTTAAATACCGCACAGCAAGGGACTCAAGGTACTGGTAGTGGTGTTTTAAATGCTACAAATAGTTTGAATTTAGCGTATAACTACGGCTCAAATTCTGTTGATGCTAGATTTTCTAATTTTTCAATATGGAATAAAGCACTAACTACCTCTGATATATCTGAAATTTATAATACAGGCGTGCCTGGAGACTTAGCTTCTCATAGTTCTACATCTAATTTAATAAACTGGTGGAAGCTAAATAACTTAAGTTCTGGACTTCAAGATTCAAAAGGTTCTTCTAACGCTACGACTACTGGAACGTCTGGATCAACAACAGTTCAGCCAGGCTCAGTATCTACACTGAACGGAGAAAGCTGGTTTATGACACAAGCCAATTTAGTACAAAGTGATTTATTAACAACTTCAAGCTATAGCCCGTATGCTTTATCTTTTAGTGGAGACGGAAGCTATATAGATTTAAATTCAGACATAACTTTAACTGGTAATAAAAGTGTTAGTTTTTGGGTGAATTTTACAAGCACAATATCTGGAGTGGTTTTTGGTGGAGCATCAGCTCATTATTATCCATATATTGACGCAACTAATATATGGATAAGAGCTGGAGGAGATTACACTACTTTTGCTCATGGAGGTTTAACTTCTGGTGTATGGTATAACATTTGTATAACAGGAGATGGAACTAATGCCACCGCTTATTTAAATGGCTCCTCATTAGGTACACAAACAGATAGAGGTTTCACTATTAAATTAATAAATGGAGAGCATACTGGAATATATGGTGTAGATGGTAAACTGTCTAACTGTGCTATTTGGAACACTGTTTTAACATCTTCTCAAGTAAGAGAAATTTATAACGAAGGTCTTCCTAGCAATTTACATAACTTTTCTGGTACAGCACCTGTAGCTTGGTGGCAGTTAGGTGAAAATAGTAGTTTCAATGGAAATGATTGGATTGTAGCTGACGAAATAGGATCAAACAATGGAGAAAGTGATGGTATGGGTGTAGATGCTTTAACAAACGGTGTAGGCACAACAGCTAATGGAACATCCACTGGAATGTCAGAAGGTAGTTTAGTAGGTGATGCGCCATATAGTACAGCTAATGCAATATCAAGTGGTATGCCGGTTACAGCTAGAGGAACAGATGTACCACCAACTCCGTAAAAAATATTAACTTTGTAAAAAATCAAAAAATGGCAACAACTTATGTAGTAATGAACCTATCTGATACCAACTCAGTTTTATTCAGTCAGGTGAACCAATCTTCAGCGCAAACAATGCGTAGAAACGTAGCAAATACAGAGGGTGTTTTATCTTTTCAGGTAGAACCTTCTTTTATCACTAACGGGTCATTAGTTCCAGTAGGGACTTATACTCACGAAGAGATACTAGTTTTACTAGCTACCCCAGAATGGACACCAGCAGACCCTGAGTAGTGGCTTATAAAAAGAAAACAACAACAAAGAGACCAGGGGTACATTCCAAGAATGCCTCCAAAGGGCAGACGGGATACAAACCAACTTACCGTGGTCAAGGCAAATAATATGGAAGAAACTCTCTTGATAGCTTTGATTTCAGCACTTGGAGTCAAGGAGATATGGAATATTGTTAAAAAGAAGATAGACATCAATGCCAAAAAGGAAGATGATCAAATAGGAAGGCTGACGGAAAAAATAACCAGTCTAGAAGTAAAGATAGATGAGCTCATTCAGGAAAACCTCAACCTTAAAGTAAAATTAGCTAAGATGGAAGAGAGAATATTACTAACTGCTAAAAACAGAGTAAAGAAATGATGCTATCTAAAAACCTGTCTCTTTCTGAGATGACTAAAAGTACTACCGCAAAAAGGAGAGGTATCGACAACAGTCCCACAGAAGAACATATCGAGAATATGAAAGTACTAGCTGAGAAGATATTTCAGCCCATTAGAGAGCATTTCGGAGTACCTTTTAGTATCAGTAGTGGTTATCGCTCAGAAGCTCTTAACAAAGCCATAGGAGGCACTCATAAGTATATAGACGGCAAGTACGTAGCTACTTCACAACACTCTAAAGGGTTAGCCATTGACATTGATAGAGATTATAATTTTGACCCTAATAATGCTCAGGTATTTCACTATATTAAAGACCATTTAAACTTTGATCAGTTGATTTGGGAATTTGGTACAGAAGAAAATCCATCTTGGGTACACGTAAGTTATACTACTACTGAAACACAGAGAGGTCAAATACTAGTGGCTTATAAAGACGATAATAACAAAACCAAATACAAAGCTTATGGAAGATAAAATAAACCAACTTCTACAGGGTCAGGCAGTAATGCAAAGTAAGTTAGAAGAAATAAGTAAGCAAAAGAACGATCACGAAAGAAGGATACGTAGTCTAGAGAAAAAGTTTTGGACTTCCATAGCTATTATAGTTACAGGAATAGGAACATTTATAGAAGGTTTATTTTTAGGAAAAGGATGATAGAAGAAAAGTCAGAGTTTGAAAAAATGTTAGAGAAGCTGGAGAAGCAGCCAGTTCCAGAGAGAACGTGCAGTATAGATGATGAAAACTGTGAAAGCTGTTCTGGATGAAAAAGAAACTAAAAGACACTGCAATAGGTAAATTTCTAAAAGACAAAGCTCCTAAGGTGCTAGATGTAGTAGGTGACATATTGCCTTCAAGTGGGGCTCTTGGAGTTATTAAAAACGTTATTAGTAAGGAGCCGGACCTAACACCGGAAGAGAAAGAGGCGTTACATCAGCAGGTGGTAGAGCTTTATAAGTTAGAGGTAGATGATAGAGATTCAGCTAGAGAAAGAGAAGTAGAGTTAGCTAAAGCAAATCGTTTTGATTTTATGTTTAATTTAACAGGTTTGGTCGGCCTTTCTTGTTTTGCCTTCTTGGTTTATGCCATTGTGTTTTTAGAGGTGCCTGAGCACAATAAGGAGATTTGGATTCACCTGATCGGGGTGACAGAGGGAATTGTGGTAAGCATTTTTGGTTATTTTTATGGGGCTTCAGCATCACGAAGAAAATGATTATCTTTGTAAAGATAAATTAAATTAAATGAAATTAGAAGAAAAAGAATTAAAGTCTTTAAGAGATTTGAACTCAGAGTTTCAATCACTTAAAACACAATTAGGAGAATTAGAGATACAAAAAAGCTCGGTTCTTAAAAGAGTAGATTCAATAAGAGTTGAATTTGAATCACTTGAAAACGAATTAATAAATAAGTACGGAGAGAAATCTGTAATTAATTTAGAACACGGAACAGTAACACAAAATGGCGAAAATAAGTAACACCACCACGTACCCTACCAAAGCAAGTCCTGCGGGGGGAGATTTAGTAATTGGAACAGATGTTTCTGGCGATAACGCCACTAAAACTTTTACCTTACAAAGTATAGCTAATTTATATTCAGGATCAGGATCAGGTACAGTTACTAGTGTTGGCTTAGATGGTGGCACCACTGGTATTACTATAACAAGTGATACTACAAACCCAATAACTACAACAGGAACATTTACATTAGGCGGTACTTTAGCTGTGGCTAACGGAGGAACAGGATTAACAGCTCTTGGAACCGCTGGTCAAATATTAAAGGTAAATACAGGCGCAACAGCTTTTGAGTTTGGAAACCCAACTTTTTCAGTTCAAGATAGTGGAGGAAGCATAGTATCGGGTATAGAAACTTTAAACTTTAATACTAATATCTCTGTTGTTACAGCACCTGGATCTAGTACAGCTATAATAAACGCAAGTGCTTCTACTTTGTGGACAGATGATGGTAGTGGTAATATATCTTACAACGGTGGACTTGTATCTACTACACAACAATTTGAAGGAGATATTAACGGGGCAGTATTACAAAAAGTATTTAATAATACAGCAGGTGTTTTATCAAAAGGACAAGTGGTGTATTTACCAGGTGGTAATAATGGAGACAATCCTTATATTGAATTAGCTCAAGCAAATAGTGCTTCTACAATGTCTGCTATAGGAATCATTAAAGAAGACATAGACCCAAGTACTTTAGGTGAGGTCATCACTTCTGGTGAGTTAACAGGGTTAAACTTAACAGGTTTTACTACTGGAGATGAATTATATGTTAGTGATGTAGCTGCAGGATCTTTTAAAAGTTCGGCCCCAAGAACCGAAGCTAACCTTATTCAAAAAATTGGTAAAGTAGTAAAAGGTGGATCTGGTGGCGCCCTTACAGTACTAGGTGCTTTTAGAACTAATGCAACTCCAAACCTTGATGAGGGTAGTATGTTTTTAGGAAGTTCTAATAATGACACAACTACTTTAACTATAGGAACTAATCACAGTGTTTTAAAGTCTAATGGAACTACTGCTTCTTGGGGAGATCCATTTTCGATAACCACAACCGGAACATCTGGAGCTGCTACTTTTTCTGCAGGAACATTGAATATACCTAATTATGCTACGGGTGGGTCTGCTATAGATACAGGATTTACACCTCTATCTATTTACTCTTCTACTGGGTTTTCAGCTACAGCTCAAACACTTCTAGTTCAGTCAGTATGTGATGTTGATGTAAGTATTAATTCAGTAGACATATTTAGAGCATCTGCAACTGTAGGGGCTCCAGTAATAACTATTGCAGTATACAGCGGAACGATAACCAACCCAGGAGCTGCTACTCTTTTAGAGTCTAAAACATCAGGTACTTTAGTAGCTGGAATCAACACTATAACTTTTGATGAAGCTATTACTTTAACGGCAGGTCAAAAAATAGTAATATATACTTCAACCAATACAACTACAAGAATAATTGGTATAGCAGATGGTCATTCAGAAGCTAACTTAGCTGTTTCTAAGGGTGGTTATAATGCCTCGCCAGGAACATTAAGCGATTCTTTATCAGATACTTCTGCTTCTAATAATAGAGTTGCAATGCACTTTTATTCTACTTAAAATCAAATGAAATGGAAATCAGAAAAATATCAATTGGTCCTGACTATAAGTCTGGGGCTATGCACTACCTAGTTGGACAAGATGTCTTAGGAGGTAAGTACACTATACATCACATACGAGACGAAAAGAATTGTTTTAAGATTTGGATTATTAAAGATAATGAGATTGTTCTTTGGAAAAGTTTCAATTCAACTATTCCAGTATCTGTAGAATACAATATCAATTTTTAGTATGAAGTCACCTTTTGGTTTTATTGTAACTCCGGTTAATGACACTCGGTACGATAATGTGAAAAAAATAGGAGAAGTTGACTTTATTACAAGCTCATCTAAAGAAGATCATACTGTTTCTAATCGATTTGCCAATGTAGTAGCTACTCCAATCAATTATGATGGTGACGTAAAAGTTGGTGACATATTGGTAGTTCACCACAATGTCTTTAAGTATTATAATGATATGAAGGGTAGAGAGAAGAGCGGAAGAAGTTTTTTAAAAGACAATTTGTTTATAGTGGAACCCACTCAGTTTTTTATGTATCAGCAAAATGGAAAATGGAAGTCTCACTTAGATTACTGTTTTATAAAACCTTCTTCTAAAGAAGAATCTATTATATTTAACAACGATAGACATCAAGCTCTTACAGGAACAGTAGAAATAACTAATCCTGAACTAACTGATTTAGGTGTTAAAAAAGGGAATAAAGTCTGTTTTAAACCAGAGTCGGAATATGAGTTTAAGATAGATGATAAGATTCTATATAGAATGAAATCTAAGAATATAACAATGACGTTATGAGCAAAGAAATTAAATTAAAAATCATTAAGGCTGGTAGAGCTGCAGTAGAACAACTAATAAAAGTCGCTCAAGAAAAGATTATTAAGCCTGACCTCGATGACGAGTTAGCGGCAGACAGATTAAAGAATGCAGCAGCGACTAAGAAACTAGCCATTTTTGATGCGTTTGAAATACTAAATCGTATTGATGCAGAAGAAGAAGCTTTAAATAGTGTAAATAAAACAAGTAGTAATCAAGGGTTTGCAGAGCGAAGGTCGAAATAACTTATACCGAATCATACAAGATGTGGTTCCACGAACAGCGATGGCTAAAAAGAATAAAGCCAAAAACTGGGAGTATGGATACAACGAAAAGTACGATATTGTTGTTATTTCTAAAAACGGCACTGTTGGTGATATATACGATATTCAAGGATTAAAAATAGGACTGCCTAAAACACCTGCTAAATGCTATTCTAATGAAGAGAAATGTTGGCAGCCTTTTGATTACCCTAAAGCATTGTCTAAAATTAAATCTATATTTCAATGGAATGAAATGTCAGCTGAATTCAAAGATGCTTGGGTAAGCTATATTGAGCAGGAATTTGACAAAAGAGAAGAAGGTTTTTGGTTTAACAACAACGGCAACCCTACTTACATTACAGGTACTCATTATTGTTATTTGCAATGGACTAAAATTGATGTAGGTCATCCTGAGTTTAGGGAGGCCAATAGAATATTCTTTTTATTCTGGGAGGCTTGTAAGGCAGACAAGAGGAGTTTTGGGATGTGCTATTTAAAGATAAGACGTTCTGGGTTTTCTTTTATGGGTTCATCAGAGACAGTGAACACAGCTACTATATCTAAAGATGCTCGAATAGGAGTTTTATCTAAGACAGGAACCGATGCCAAGAAGATGTTTACAGATAAAATAGTTCCTATCTCTAACAACTATCCTTTCTTTTTTAAGCCTATTCAAGATGGTATGGATAAACCAAAGACTGAATTATCTTATCGTGTACCGGCAAGTAAGATTACTAAACGTAATATGTATTTATCTGATGATCAAGAGTTAGAAGGATTAGATACTACTATAGATTGGCGTAATACTTCTGACAACTCTTATGATGGAGAAAAACTACAGTTACTTATTCACGATGAAAGTGGTAAGTGGGAAAAACCAGAAAACATACTTAATAATTGGCGTGTTACTAAAACTTGTTTACGATTAGGTAGTAAAGTTATTGGCAAGTGTATGATGGGCTCCACTTCAAATGCTTTAGATAAAGGAGGTGCTAATTTTAAGAAGCTGTACTACGACTCAGATCCATCAAAAAGAAATGCGAATGGTCAAACTAAATCTGGATTGTATTCTTTATTCATTCCTATGGAGTGGAATTTTGAAGGCTATATAGATAAATATGGAAT